GCAAAAGCGCGAAGCAGGCCGGCCGCGACATGGAAAACTGCGTCGTCGACTACCTCAGCTGGGCGCTCGACACCGATGTGATCGAGCGCCGCCGGCAGGCAGGCAGCAAAGACAAGGGCGATATCAGCGGCGTGCGCTTCATGGGGCACAGAGTCGTCATCGAAGCCAAGAACACCGCGAAGATGGACGTCGCCCAGCATTTGCGCGAAGCCGAAGAGGAGCGCGGCAACGACGATGCTCTCCTCGGCATCGTGGCCCAGAAGCGACGCGGCATCGGTTTGAACTCGCACGAGTCGCAGGGCCAGCAGCTCGTCATGATGACACTCGAAACGCTCGCGCTCATGCTCAACGACGGCCAGGCATTAGGCCCGGAGGTCGAGAAATCATGAGTGTCACGAAGCACTACAAACGCGCCATCGAACGGATGAACGAGTGTCCAGGCGAGTGGGAGATGCTGTGTCATTCGAAGAACAAGCACTCTGCAAATTCTTACGCAAGTCAACTGCGTCATGGCAGCAATAAAGGGATGGATCCGGAGATTTATGGATTCCGAACGTTCAAGTTCCACGACGGTTGTTTTGGCGTCTGCGCTCAGAAATTGGAATGGTAAAGGAGCAAGCGTTGGAGACTTTCGCGAAGCTTGACAGCAAACTGTACCTGAACCCGAAGTGGATCATGTTCAGCACAGCTCATCCCCTGGCTGCCGTCGTATGGGTCGGCAGCATCACGTACTGCGTCGACAACCTCACCGACGGGTTCATCCCCGACATGATCGCCACTCGCGTGCTCGGCGCGGATTCCAGTGTCGCGCAGGATCTCGAGGAAGCAGACATGTGGGAGCGTGTCAACAATGGCTGGCAGGTGCATGACTTCCTCTCTGCGCAGCGCAGCCGCAAGGAGGTCGAGTCGTTGAAGAAGGCTCGTTCCGAAGCCGGCAAAGCAGGCGGCAGGAAGTCCGGTGAAGCACGACGAAGCAAAGCCGAAGCAGGTGCTTCGCATGTGGTTGAAGCAACCTCGAACCAAACCGAACCAGATACAGATACAGATACAGATACAACTACTCCCCCTACCCCCTCGAAGGGGGTGGTAGCAGCGGATTCGAAATCACAAGCCAACAGATTCACCGACGAAGCGTTCGACGATCTCTGGGACGCCTACCCAAAGCACTCGGGCTCCAGGCTCATCGCCCAGCAAGCGTTCACGAGCCTGTCCGGCACCATTACCGCCCCGATCCTGCTCGAATCGGCGAAGACATACGCAATAGCGGTCTCGAAGGGCGAGGTGCAGCAGCGCTACGTGCCGAATCTGAGCAACTGGCTGAGCAAGGGCCAATGGCGCGATTGGAAGCCCAAAGCCAAAACGGCACAGCCAGTGAGCGACGGTTGGATTCAGGATCACGTGACGCTCAAACTCCCGCCAGGAGCGGACGCGTGGGCAGCCAACAAGCGCTTCCGCCAGCTCGTCAAAACCGGATTGGGCAAAGAGCAGGCAGCGGAACAAACCATCAAGGAGAGTGCCAATGAAACTGCTTGAAAAACTGCTCCGGCGCAGCGAGAAGACTCTGCGATGTTGCGAGTACGAGTACTTGGAGCCGGTCTTCGGCTGGTGGGGTTGGTGCGTCGAATGCGGCAAGCAAGACGATCTGAACGAACACAACCAGTGCAGGGACTGCTGGGAAGACGAGAACGGAAACGAGTGGCTATGAGGTTCATCAAAGTTGATGGCACGATCGTGTGCATCGCCAAATTGAAATCAGGGTTGCTGAAGAAGATCATCAGCGGCGAGAAACAGTACGAAGTGAGAACGGAAACCCTACTCGGCGCTCGCCTCATCGCCTACACGGATCTCGGCGGACGATTGCTCGGGGTCTGGAGCATCGGCGAGGACTTGCCCTACGACCGATTCGAAGACCAAAGAGTGAGAGAAATGGCCGACATCGATGCAGAGACCTTCACCCATCTCTTCCCGCCAAACATTCCACGCCTCTGGGTCGCCAGAATCCACCACAAGATCACCGACGGTAACACCATCGACCACATCAAGAAACAGGCGCACCTATGAGTCAGATGATCGACCTCAACAAGGCCACCCTGCTCTGCGGCAAACGCGTCACTCTGAAAGCCGAAACAATCCAGTTGACGGATCGTCTCGCCGCCTTCGAAATCAGCTATGACGAACCGGACACCTATAGCCACGGATTCGGAACGACACAGATCCAATTCACCTTCGCCAAATACGACACCATCCGAATGCCATTGACAGAAGCCCTCAGCATAGAGGAGGCACCACGATGAAACACCTGAGCACTCCGCCGAAATCACGCCGCACGAAACCCCACTACGAGCACGTGACAGACAAGAAGAAACTCTCACTACTCGAAGCCTTCGCAAAACTCGGCCACACGATCGGCGAATGGCAATACGCATTCAGCACAGGATTCACGAAAGGAGCTTACGATGCACGCCAACGAAATGCTCACCCCCGGGGACGTTGACCACAAAATGTTCAACACAACCCGTCTCCACATTGGCTACCGGTGCGACGAAGTCGACGAATTCTGCAACCAGGCACGAGACACCATCCGCGAACTCGCCGACACCACGCTCGCCTACCAAGCCGAATGCGCCCGCCTCCGCAGGATCGCCAAGCAATGGTCCCTCCTCGCACTCAACCAACCAGAAGAAAACGAAGAAGAATCATGAGTCAAACAATCAAACGCGCCACGCAGATGATGCGCGACGGGCGTACCGACCAGGAGATCCGCGCCCTCACCAACCTCAACCCCGCAGTCATCACCTCAATCCGCGAAAGCCTCGGACGCCAACACCTGCTGCAAAAGAAGCACCAGGAATAAAAGAACCCGCCTCAAAGAGACGGGCTGACACCACGAACAGCATTCAGTCTAGTCCTTGAGAGCGGAGAAACCATTGACAACGACACACGAAAACCTATGCCCCACCTGCGAGCGCACGATGGATGACGACCGGGTGATCTGCAACGTTTGCGAGCGCGAATACGGTCATCGGCTGCACTGGTTGTACACGATTGGCATGCCCACGCTAAGAAGCGTTGTGTTCAAACAGGCATCGTTCGCAATCAAGTCGCCAGGGCATGCGAGTAAGGCGTTCGCTGGATTGCCGCTCAACGAGGAAGCGCACCAAATTTACGACGCTGCGGAACATGACCTGCAGTACCTGGGCGGTCTCCTTCAGTGGCAGCCATTGGGCGTCACCACCGATGGATTCACCTGTACTCTGCGCGAATGGGATACCCTACTCCCTCAACTCCGCAAGAACGCTGGAGCGCTCGCGGCGTTGCCCTCGGCTGGAAACGACTACCAGCAGATCACCCAGGACTGCGAACAAGTCAAGAAGCACATCACCAGGCAGTCGGAGAATCTGCTTGTGGGCATCTGTCCCGAATGCGAGAAGGAAACCTATGTGGATGAAGAGGGCGAGACCCAGCACGTGCGCACCAGCATCTACGCGCCCAAAGGCACCACGTATGCCACATGCCCGCGCTGCGGCACCATGCTCGACCTCATCCGCGTACGCGCCGACTACCTCGACTCAATAGGTGGTTTCGAGATAACAGGATCGCCACGGGATGCGAGCGCTTACCTACTCGAGCAGACCGGCGAGCATGTCCGGACGAAAACAATCTGCCAATGGTGGGACAGAGGCAAGCTACCCCATTCGATAAAGCTCAAGCGCGGCCAATACACATTCAATATCGGAGACCTCCTCGGATGCCTTGCAAACATTAGCTGAGGAAACCAGATGGTATAATGACCAATGTTATTCGTGTATAACGAATCCAAGACCCCGATACTCCACAAGGAGCCGGGGTCTTCGCATATCGCATGGGTGGTTGGCAGAGTCCGGCTTAATGCAGCACGTCGCTAGCGTGCCACATGGAAACGTGTCGTGGGTTCGAATCCCTCACCACCCGCCATCATCACCAGGAAGCAACTAGGAACCCACTAGGAAATCCGAGGCACCGCCATGATCACCTTCACTGTTGCCACCGCATATAGTCAGCCCATTCAGATCCAGGGCAAGCGCTACCGAATCGACAAGCGCGGCAGCCTCATCATCATCGGCCCCCACTTCACCACCGCCGCCACATTCCCCGCCGGATACTGGCAGAGCGTCACTCAGCATGCCCAGCAGTAACCCGCGATACGCGTTCGCCAGTAGGCGCAGGGAGATCCGCAAACGCGTCCTCGCTTACTACGACACATGCGCCATCTGCGGCAAACCCGTCGACAAGAGCCTCAAAACCCCGGACCCGATGAGCGCCGAGGTCGACGAGATCATACCCGTTAGCAGAGGCGGAAGCCCCATCGAATGGGGAAACGTGCAACTCACCCACCGTCGGTGCAATCGCATCAAAAGCAACAAAAGTCTCGCATGGGCCAGACACAAGCTCACCGGCGCACCGCTTCCCAAACCTAGGGCGACGAGCGTCCCCTTCACAACAAGCGGCCTCTGACATAACTCAACAGCAAGGAGGTCGCCTTGACTCAGCGCACCTCCGTATGCGAACACTGCCACAAGGAATTCAACGACGAATTCACCACCTGCCCGCACGTCTACTGCAGCGAGCGATGCCGCAGCCAATCAAAATACAGGCGTCAGAAACGTCACGACGGCTATGCGAAGACCGGCATGTGCGAAAGATGCGGGAACGAGCGAAAGATAGTAGCCCGCCAACTATGCAACTCCTGCTACCGCCAATGGCACCGCACCACCCACGAGACACATTATGAATGCGAATGCAAAGTCTGCGGAAGCCGCTTCACCAGCAGGCACCCGGATGCAACAGTCTGCTCACACAAATGCGCATCAGACCTCGCCTTCCAATCGGAAGGCTGGCAACAACACCAAGCCCGCGTGCAGGCCACCAAGAAACAACACAAGCCACCACTCACCAAAGAACAGAAGCACAAGCGCTGGCTCTCAACACTCTCACCACTACGCAGAGCATGGCTCCAACACGACACCGCCGCCTTCTTCAAAGAACTCAAAGCTAACAGCATCATCGACGAAGCAGGCTGCTGGAACTGGAACTACCTGAACAACAGCGGATACCCCGTCGCCACGCTGGACAAAAAGAAAGCACCACTGCACCGCGCCTCACTCGAGATGCGATACGGCAAGCCGCTCGGCACCCAGCAAGCACACCACATGTGCGGCAACAGCCACTGCGTCAACCCCAACCACCTGCAACCAGCAACAGCAGCAGCCAACATCGGTGAAATGCTCGCGCGGAAATCCTACGAAAACCGCATCAAAGAACTCGAACAATACATCCGAAACAAAGAACCAAACGCAGAAATACTCAACAGAATCAAATACGGAGACTGAGAAGGTGGGGACACCCCCGCCCAGAGCGCCCCAATTGTGCCCTCGGGTGCAGCGTCGTTTTACATACGGTCGTAATTCCACAGTGTTGCGTTGGTTTTCTTTTTCCACAGGAGGCTCATCTTGGCCGCCACTAAGACTCCGGGAAAGCACAAGACCGTCAGGAACGCCGCCAATTCGGGCGATCAGCGCCGTCTGCTCGTCGCTTTGCGCAATCTGATCGCCGACTCGCTGGATTCGGGCAAGGTTTCGCCACGCGACCTCGCCGCCCTCACCAAGCGCATCGACGACATCAGCAAGGAAATCGCTGCGATCGATGCCCAGTCAAAGGAAGGTGACCATGTCGTCGAAAGCGTCACCATCCCAGACGAACCTCTCAGTTGAGGGAGCCACACAACTGGTGCTCCCCCGCGATGTGGTGTCTACCGGCGAACCGAGTCTGAACGCCTTCGCCGCGGCGTTGGGCATGGGTTTCGACCCGTGGCAGCGTGACCTGAACCGTTTGGCGCTGGCGAAACGACAGGATGGTTCCTGGGCGGCGAGGAACAGCGACATGAGCATTCCACGACAAGCCGGCAAGACCCATGATGTGGGTCTTATCGCCGTGCATCGTTGCGTCCAGATTCCCGGGTTGCGTGTGATTTGGACGGCGCATCATTTCGCGGTCATCAAGGACACGTTCGAATCACTCGCGGAACTGGCGACCATGCCCGAAATGCTCTCGCAGGTCGACCCCGTTCATGGGATCCTCTCCGGGGCCGGAAACGAACAGATTCGCTTCCGCAACGGCTCGAGAATCTACTTCAAGGCGCGTGAGCGCGGAGCCTTGCGCGGCTTCAAGAACATCGGACTGCTCATCATCGACGAAGCGCAGATACTCTCCGACTCGGCACTCGCGTCCATGCTGCCTACACAGAACAGAGCCACGAACCCTCAGACGTTCTTCATGGGAACCCCTCCCGGTCCCAGAGACCAGGGCGAGGTGTTCACCAGGCATCGCACAAAAGCATTGAGCGGCGATACCGATTCGACGCTGTGGGTGGAGTTCAGCGCCGACCGTGACGCGAAGTCGGATGATCGGAGTCAGTGGATGAGGGCGAACCCGAGCTACCCCGAGCACACTTCCGATGAGGCGATCCAGCAGCTCCTCGACGATCTTGCACCCGACGATTTCCGCAGGGAAGCCCTTGGCATTTGGGATGAAGCAGTCAGCAATGTCGCCATCGATCCGAAGAAATGGGAATTTGGCAAAGTTTCTCAGCTACGACTCGGTGGCACGATGTCATTCGGATTGGACATGCCACCGGATCGTAGCAGTCTTGCGATCGGCGCATGCGTGAAGTATGACGACGGCACCGCCCATATCGAACTCGAAGCCTTTAAGGACGCTCAGCACGAGGGTACCGCGTGGGCCGTCGATTGGCTCGAGCAGAGATGGCCGAAGACTGCTGCTGTTGTCATCGACGCTCAATCCCCCGCTCTCTCGCTCCTCCCCGATCTCAAGTCCCGGCACATTCGCGTGACGGTGACGAACACCCGCGAGCTGGGTCAGGCGTGCGGCAGGTTCATGGACATGCTCAACGCCGGCAGCCTCCACCATCTTGACGACGAGAAGCAGCCACAACTGGCCGAAGCCGTCAAGGGCGCGATCATCAGGCCTTTGGGTGCCGGCGGCGCGTTCGCGTGGAACAAGCTCGGCTCCGACATCGACATCTCGCCGCTCGCGGCATGCACACTCGCGCTCCACGGCGCGTTCACCACGAAAAGACACCCCAGAAGAAAGCAGAAGGTGATGGTCTAATGGTCAACGGAATCGTCACCACGACGGGCAGCCCCTATCTGGATGTCTCCTCCACAGGTATCGGCAGGATAGATAACGTCCCCGACGAGGATCTGCGCGTCATTCTCAAGCTCTTGCAGGTGTGGAAAGACAAATATCCGAGGAACCTCCTGCGAGGTGCCTACGCGGACGCAAAATACCGGTTCAACGATTTCAGCATCAGCATCCCCGACCGCATCAGGGCGAAAGCGCAACCGATGATCGGCTGGCCCGCCAAGGCGGTGCGCTCGTTGGCGGATCTCTCCGTATTCGAGGGGTTCAGCGTTCCGGGTGACTCGGATCCTCATGGAATCGCCGAGCTGGCGGAGTCGAATTCCTTGGACATGGAAGTCCCGCAGGCGATTTCGAGCGCGTACACGCATTCGTGCAGCTTCCTCACCGTCTCGGGCGACACCGACGACGCCTCGCGGATTCTGATCACACCGCGCAGTGCGGATTGGAGTGCGGCCATCTGGGATCGCAGACGCCGCCGCATCAGCAGCGCCTTGACGATCACCGGCGATGACAAGTACGGCCGCATCACGAGCTTTACCGCCTGGCTTCCGACGATGATCTATGAATGCACGCGTTCGGGCGGATCATGGTCGGCCGAGCCGCGCTTCAACTTCCTCAAGAGACCACCGGTGGTGCCGTTCGCCTATGACGCACAGCTCAACCGGCCCTTCGGACGCTCAAGGATCACCCGATCCCTGATGTCTCTCACCGACATGGGTTTCCGAACCCTGGTGCGCATGGAGGCCACCGCGGAATTCTATTCCGTTCCGAAGCTGTGGTTTCTCGGCGCGGATCCCGACGCGTTCAGCACGGACACATGGAGCAGCCTCGTCAGCGCGATCAACGCCATCGGCAAGGACGAGGACGGGGACATGCCGCAGCTGCAGCAGATCAGCCAGGCGTCGATGCAGCCGCATTCGGACATGCTCAAAACCATCGCGCTCATGGTCGCCTCCGAGACCGCACTTCCCGTCAACGATCTCGGCATCACGATGGACAACCCCGCCTCCGCCGAAGCCATGGCGGCCGCGGAGCGCAAGCTGAGCCGTGAGGCCGATCGGCAGAACCGGCAGTTCGGACGTTCGCTCAAGGACGCGATCACAATGGCGGTCCAATACCGCGAGCACACTCCTATCATCCCGGATGATCTGACGCAGGTGCAGCCCGTATGGGCACCCACGCGGGAGATCAGCGACGCCGCGCGCAGCGACAGCTTCGGCAAGCTTGCCACCGCGATCACCGGGTTCGCCGACTCCGAGGTGGGATTGGCGCGAGCCGGACTCTCGCAGTCGGAGATCGTGCGCCTCAAGGCCGATCAGAAACGGCAGGCGGCTAGCGCCGCCATCGCGCAACTCGACGCGAAGCTCTCCACCGAGAAGGTTCAGGAGCCACAGACACCATCTGCAGATTCAACAGATGAGCCGCCTCGGGGGCAGCAGAGTTAAAGGCTAAGTTTGACGCTCTCGGAGTGGCCATTCGAGCCGGAGTCGACCCCGGCTCAGCGGCGCGAATGCTCGGCATCGGCAATATTGACTTCACCGGAGCTGTGCCGGTATCACTCCGGATGCCCAAGGAGGACACCGGAGACCTGGAAGAGAAATAAGGGAGGATGCCATGGATCTCAATGATCTTCATCTTTCCTCGTCCGTGCAGGAATCATTGCAGGAGAGTCTCGACGCCGCGCATGAGAAGTATGTGAAGGCCCTCGAGAAACTGCAGAAGGACGCCGTCGGTCTCGCTCAGGGAGTGCTCTACGAAGACGGCCTGGATCTTGCGGTTCTGCGCACCGAAGTATACGAACGGTATGCGACCCGGGCGAGCGAACTGTCGAAACAGTATTACTCCACGGTCAGAGAGCTGTGGAAGACGGCCGCCGGCGTCGATATGCCGGATTTCCCCATGGTGGACATCGACGCCGACCGCGCGGCATGGCAGGAGTTCGGTGGTTTCGCCGACACCGACTTCAACGGTCTCACCTACAAGCAAGTGGCAACCGGAGCGAATCGTTCCGGCATGGGATTCGACGACCTGTGGGCGAAAAGCACAGGAAAGATGGATGCCGCGCAGCTGGCGAACCTCGCCTCGCGCATCATCGCCACTGCCGCACGGCTGACGATGGAACGCAACGCCGCAGTGGATCCGACACAGCCCAGATATGCGCGCGTGCCCTCCGGAGCGACGACCTGCGCCTTCTGCGTCATGTGCGCCTCAAGGGGCTTCGCCTACAACAGCAGCGAAACCGCCGGAGAGTTGAAGCGATACCACCCCGACGACGACTGCCGCATCGTTCCGAGCTGGGGCAAGGGATCGGTGAAAGACTACGATCCCGATAAATATGCGTCCATGTACGATGCAGCGAAGAAGGATGCCGGCAGCACCAACGCGAAGAAAGTCGCGGCGGCGATGCGCCGCCTCTACCCGGACGACGTGCGAGATGGCCTCTACGAACAATCCGGAGAATGGCCAGAGAACGTCATTCGACCCTACGCAGCCGTCTGGAGACATGTGTTCGACGGGCACGGTCCGAACGCATCAGCTCCCGGCAAAACCCGTTTCCCCTCCGAATGGAGCGAGAAGAAGATCAGATGGGCGGTGCAAGAAACCATCATCTCCCCGGATCTCTCCATCCCAACGAAAGACGGAAACCGGGAGAACCGGTATAAGATTATCGAAGACCAGATCATCAGGGTCTGGCTGCAGAAGCGCCGTGACACCGGCGGCAGATTCATGATCAACACCGCACACCCCGTGACGGAGCAACAGAAGGAACGACTATGGCAACAGATGCACAGGCCTTAGAGGCCTACAGGCAGCTGAGGCCCTACTATTCCGGCCTCGACTCCGCGGAACTGGCGTCCCTCGACGACGGCATCGAAGCGGGAGAGCCGCAACTGGCTCTGAGCTGGCTTATAGCGGCCACGAACGAGCCCGGCGTCTCCGTCCCGCAGTCCGAGCTGCTCGACGCCTTCGCCCTCCTGTCCGATGACGACAAGGAAGAATACCGCGGCCTACTCGACTCGCCCAATGTGACAAAGGCAGCATAGCCAGCATTCCCATAAATTCTTAACCACCCTGCGGGGTGGTTTTTTTATGCCCCGGAAAGGGGCTTTTTTATTGCCCGAAAAGGGAGAAAGCAAGGAGGCACCATGCTCCGAAACCACTGGTATCTGCGATTCCACACCATCGCCGCAGAAAGCGAAGGTGGCGGATCAGACGAAGACGCACCCAACGAGAGCAGCTCCGCAGAAGAGTCGGGAAACAACGACTCGGGATCGGGGACTGACTGGAAGTCCAAGTACGAGGAGATGCAGAAGCATTCCCGCACGTGGGAGAAACGCGCCGAAGCGAACAAGACCGCCGTCGACGAGCTGGAAAAGCTCAAGGCCAGTCAGAAGTCCAAGGACGAGGAAACCGAGAAGCTACGCGCCCAAGTCGAAGAAACCGAGGCCGCGAAGCAGCGCAGCGAATGGGCCAAGCAGGTCTCCGAGGAGACCGGCGTGCCCGCCAACGCGCTGAAAGGCTCCACCTTGGAGGAACTGCAGGAGCACGCAGAAGTCCTCAAACCACTGATTTTCCCCACGCCGAAGGTCGGCGACCCGGGAAAACAGCCGGACAACAAGTCGGGTGACGAGCGCGGATTCCTGCGCAAGCTGCTCAGCAAGTGAACAATCAATCCCCTTTGAAAGGAAAACATCATGGCATTGGATTCCGGCAAGCTGACGCTGCCTACATCGGTCGCCACCGCGATCATTAACAAGGCGAAGGACACAAGCACCATCGCCACCCTCTCCCCCTCCACGCCCCAGATCTTCGCCAACGCGGACAACCTCGTGTTCAACGGCAATTCTGAAGCCGAAGTCGTCGAGGAAGGCGCGACCAAGTCCAGTTACGAGCAGGACGTCACTACCCTGACCGCGAAGCGATTCAAAGTGCAGACCACCACCCGCGTGACCAACGAACTGCAGTGGGCAGACGAGGACAATCAGCTCGAGATCATCAAGGCGATCCAGGAGGATCAGGCCGCTGCGATGGGCCGCGCGCTAGACTACGTGATCTATCACGCCGTCAGCCCCAAGACCGGTGACGTGCTCACCGGCTATGACAAGCTCAGCGAGAAGGCGGTTCAGGTCACCTCGGGCGAGGATGACATCTCCAATCTTGACGCGCTCGTCGATGCCGTCAATGATGTGTATGACATCAACGGAATCGCCCTGTCGAAGACATGGGCTTCCGTACTGCGCAAACTGCGCGTCCCAGCGACCGGAATGCGCTTCTACCCCGAGATTCCGATGAATCTTCAGGTTGGAACCCTCGACGGGATCACCGCCGCCACTTCCGGCACAGTCAACGGACGCAAAGCGAAGGAAGCCACGAACGTTCTCGCGTTCCTCGGCGACTTCAACCTCATCAAGTGGGGCATGGTCCGTGATCTCACGGCCGAGCTGATCCCCTATGGCGATCCCGACCAGACCGGCGTGGATCTGAAGGCGCATAACCAGGTCGCCTACCGCACCGAGGCCGTGTACGCCTACACCGTGCTCGACGCAAACGGGTTCGCCGTCCTCAAGTCCCCTGCCGCAGCGGAAGGCGAGTGATCATGACCTTCCCCATTCAGACGCTGATCGTCCAGAAGGCGAACAGCAAAAAGCACAAGGTTGGTCCGCTCGACGCTCCCGTCCAGCTCGTCAATCCTGACGGCAGCGCATTCTCCGGCGGCGCAGCATCAGCTGGAGCCAAAGGCGACAAGGGCGATACCGGAGCCGCCGGCGCTTCCATCACCGCGCTCGCCCTCACCACCGACGCGGATGGCAAGATCACCGGAGGCACAGCGACTCTCTCCGACAAGACCACGGTGCCCGTCACTGTGACCACTGCCGCTGCATGATGAGAGGAGGTCGTAATGACAGACGAAGAAGCACCTGCGGAAACCGATGGCACTGCGGCCTTCGCACAGGTCTCCGATCTCGCCGACCGCTGGCATGCTCTCACCGACGCTGAGACGACGAAGGCGAAGGTTCTGCTCGAGGACGCCTCGCAGAAACTGCGAGACGACTATCCCGACGCCGTCGCTGCTGCCAGTCCCATGACGCTCAAGCGCATCGTTTGCGCCATGGTGAAACGAGCGATGACCGTCGGCGACGACATGGCCGGCATTAGCCAGCACAGCGAAACCGACGGACCGTTCAACGCCAGCTTCACCTATTCGAACCCAGACGGTGACCTCTATCTGACGAAATCAGAGAAGAAGTCGCTCGGGGTCGGGGTGCAGAAGGCGTTCCACATCGATCTCGGAGGCGAGTGATGGAAGTCATCACCGTGTGGCGCGGAGAGGAAACCACTGACGTCGACGGCAATCCCATTCAGGGTAACCCGAAGCCTGTGGGCAGCTACTCCGCACTCGTGGCTCCCGTCACCTCCACCGACACTCCTTCAGACTCGTCTCTGGGCGTGACGGTGGGCTACACGCTTTACGTGCGCGGAGACCCCACCGGGATTCTTGACACCGACGTGATCGAGGTACGCGGAGAGAGACTGCCCGTGGCGGGGAAACCCGCCGTCTGGCAGGACCGTGCCGGTCATCACGTCGGTGACGTCATCACCGTCGCTCTCAAGAAGGGAGACTGAATGGGCAAGTCACGATTCGTGCTCAACCGGAAGAACTTCGGCCAGCAGATCCTGCATAACAAAAAGCTTCTCGACGACGTCGAGAAGCAGATGACGGCAGCCAAGGACGACGACGCGGTGAAGGTCTACCGCAACGACGATTACGATCACGGCAACGTGGTCGCCACCGCCCCCGCCTCGCTCGAAGCCAAGAACGGGACGCTCACGAAGATGCTCGGAAAGGTGCACGTATGAGCGCCCGGCCGAGTGTTACTCCCGTGCGCGTGGAGCATTACCTGCTCCCCTTCCTGTGCGAGGCTTTCCCTGAGGTCACTTTCTCCACGATCCGCAGCCGTAAAGAAGCTCCTTCGACCGAGTGCGTGCTGGTGGGCGAACCGCAGGGCATGGCCTCTCCAATCACTCAGTATGTGCGTCTCCGCATGAGCGTCTATGCAACACGGGCCGACATGTCGGGCGACTTCCAAACGGCTCAGGATCTCGCCGCACGTATCGCACATGAGATTCTGGCTCACGGAACCAATGCTCCCTTCGTGGATGCCGAACTCGATTCGGGCCCCATCAGGATGGCCGACGACACGCAGATCTTCGCTTACGGAATCATCCTGCTAACCGTCAGCGTCGCTTAGACGACAATGACGCATATCATCACAATTTCGCATGCCGCCACATGCCTTATCAAGCCAAGCAATTTTGAAAGGACATATGGCAATGCCAGATATCGATACCTCATACATGAGCTCGGGCAACAACGCCCAGCTCGTCCGCCTCATCAAGCAATACGCCCTCTTTCTCTACCATTTCGGAGAGGCCTACCAGGTTCCCACGAGCACTGACTGGACTCCCGGAGACAAGAAGCCCATTGGCTACAGCTCCGAGGATGGTGCGGTACTCCACCCCGAGGCGGGAGACGACACCGAGATCAACGCCCACAACGGCGACGTCGTCATCAGTGAGAACAGCGGCGGTTACTGGACCCTGCAGCTCGCCGGCATCGAAGCGCGCAAGGAAGTCGTCGAAGCCTACTTCGGTGTTACCGTGGGCGACGACGGTGCGATCCACGTCAAGGACGCCTCCACGTCGCAGAAGTGGAGCCTCGTACTGGCCGCATTGGATCAGAATGATCATCCGATCGTCCTGTCCGCGGAGTCCGCTCAGGTCTCAGACCGTGATGACGTGACGCTCGTCAGCTCCGACGTGATGCAGTTCAACCTCACGTTCAAGTTCTTCAAGGCCAAGTCCGGCTTCATGTTCGACGCGTTCGGCATGGTCCTCTCCGACGCCGCATCCACCACTCAGACCGATGACACCGACACGGGCGACACCACGCCGGACACGGTCGCCGTCGACTCGATCACCCTCGACAAGACGGAGTACGCGGTCGCCGTGGGTGAGACGGTGACCGCCGTCGCCACCATCGCGCCTAGCAATGCGACCGACCAGTCCAAGAGCTTCGCCGGCGAGGATGACACCATCGCCACCGTCGACGAGACCACCGGCGTGATCACCGGCGTGAAGGCCGGCACCACCAGCCTCGAGGTCACCACCCCGAACGGCAAGACCGTGACGGCGACCATCACCGTCACCGACGCCGCCTGATCCATTCCATCTCCCCCAAATACTCCCCGCGCGCGCAGATGGCGGTCTCGTGCGCGCGGGGTCATTCCCCACACCGCCGCCAATAAGCAAAATCAATTCATGATGTGAAAGAAGGACCGCCATGGCCGATTACAAGCCCGTAGAAATCAAGATCAACGAAACCGACAAACAGGAGCCGGTTCACCTCGACGTGCTCGGGATGAAACTCGACCTTCCCAACCTCAACTCCACGGACCTGCCCATCGAACTCGTTCAGATGATCCTGATCCTCAAGTCCAAGCCGATGCTCAGCGACGAGGAAACCAGCCAGGCCATGGCCGTCTTCCTGGCCTACTTCCAAGCGATGCAACCCAACTTCTGGAACAAGCTGCGTCTCACCGACCATGCGATGGAATGGCTCACCGGAACCGTCAAGGCGTGGGCGGTGGAAAGCGGCATCGACCCAAAAGCACTCTCCTGACCTACCTCTGGTGGGACAAGCGCGACGCCCTCGACTACGACTGGCTCACACGCTTCGGCACCGTCTACCGTCCCCTCAGATGGAGCGAATGGGAAAAGCAAAGAGAGAACCCCTCCCACAGCCGGCGTCCGACCATCGGCATCATGACCGCATGGGGACTTACACGCGAGATCCTGCGCGACAAGACCTCGCACAGCTTCCACGCGCTCGCCAAGAGCGCGTACGTGCCCACAGCCGAGGAAATGACCGCGTGGGACATGCTCGCCGCCGAAAAGAAGCTCAAGCAGAGAAGCTACCGCCCGTGGACGGACAGTAAGAACGACTACCTGCGCCCACCCCACCAGGCGCGTCTGCTCACCAACAAGCAATTGCAAGGCCGTGAAAAGCTCAAGGCCATGTTCCACATCAAAGACACGCAGTAAAGCCCTCACCGCCATGAGAGCGAATCCGAAAGGAGAACTCTCATGGCCCAGAACGTGGGAACCGTCTACGTGGAAGTGCTCCCCTCCGGCAAAGGCTTCGGCCGGAGCATCGAAGGCGACATCACCACCGCCGCCACCTCCGGGTCGAAAAAGGGCAGCACGTCGATCATCAGCAAGATCGGTGGGGCTTTCGGCAAGGTCGGCAAGCTCGGCGTCGGAGCCATCGGCACCGTCGCCACAGGCATCGTGGGACTTGCGGCAAAAGGCGGTTTCGAACGCGCCCTCAACATCGAGAACGCGCAAGCCAAGCTCAAGGGCCTCGGCCACAACAGCAAATCCGTGACCGCCATCATGAACGACGCCCTCAAATCGGTCAAGGGCACCGCCTTCGGACTCGGCGACGCCGCAACGGTCGCCGCCTCCCTCTCCGCATCGGGCGTCAAACAGGGGGGTCAGCTGCAGCACGCGCTGAAGGGCGTGGCCGACACCGCGCAGATCAGCGGCAGAAGCCTCACTGACATTGGCACGATCTTCGGATCCGTCGCCGCTCGGGGCAAACTCCAGGGCGACGACATGCTACAGCTCATGAGCAGCGGCGTCCCCGTCCTCCAGATGCTCGCCACCCACCTGCACACCACCAGCGCCGCCGTCTCCAAAATGGTGTCCGACGGCAAGATCGACTTCCAAACCTTCGCCGACGCGATGGAGGAAGGCATGGGCGGTGCCGCCCAGAAAGCCGGCACGACCTTCATCGGAGCGTGGAGCAACGTCAAGGCGGCGCTCTCACGACTCGGCGAAGGACTTGCCACACCCATCCTCGACGGCCTCCGCGACCTCTTCAACCAGGCGATCCCCCTCGTCGACAACTTCACCTCCACCCTCACACCCCTCATGACCAACGTGGGCAAATCACTCCAAAACGGACTCACCACCGCCATCCCAAAAGCGATCAAAGCCTTCCAGCAGCTCGGAGCGATCCTCAAGCCACTCGCCATCCCCCTCTCGAACCTCGCCGAGGAAATCGGATTCACCTTCGACCAAATTTCAGGATCTGCGTCAAGCATGGGAGCGGGACTCAAGAGCATCTTCACCGGCATCATCCGAATTCTCTCTCAGGTTATTGGAACCACCTCTGACTTGATTGGACAGGCAACGGGCTACGCGCTTGTTGCTAAAGCTGCAGAAGCCTTTGCGGGAGCTCTAAAAACTCTGGGCGACACCCTGAATTTCGTCGCAGATCATTACAAAGCGATCAGCATCGCGCTCGCTGGAATCGGGACAACCTTTGCCGCCATCAAGATCAGTAGCACTATTGCCAAGGCCTCGAAGGCCCTTGGAGATCTAAAGGCTGTAATAGAACTAACGTCAGAATCCGCCAGAGGCGGCAACGGAATGTTCTCTTCGCTTTCTGAGGCCATCGGCGCACTTGCTCCTAAGACAGGAACAGCAGTCTCCGCAATAGGAAAAGTATCTGGAAAGATCGCTTCTATCGTCACGGCCTCAAAAGCAGCAGGCGGTGGTCTGACTGGCCTTTCCTCTGCATTGGGGCTCGGACCTTGGGGTCTTCTTGCAGCAGCAATTGCCGCGGTTGTCGGAGCTCTTACATGGTTCTTCACTCAGACTGACGCAGGTCGTACGGCGTGGAGCGCGTTCGTTTCGTGGCTGCAATCAGCATGGCAGGCTGCCTCGGATTTTCTTGTGGGCATCTGGAATGGCTTGGCCTCGTCGATCGGTCCCGCGCTCAGTCAGATTGGCAGTGTCATTTCCTCTGTGCTATCTGTAATCCAGTCCACTTGGAACTCCGTGTGGAGCAGTGTGGGCAGCTTCTTCATGAACATGTGGAATGGTCTGGTCGCAACCGTCGGCCCTGTCATCACGGGAATTTGGAATGCGATCAGTCCCGGACTCATCCAGATTCAGACCGCGTGGAACAACGCGTGGACGGCTATGAGCGGCCTTTTCACCGCGCTCTGGGATCGATACGGTCCCTACATCACTCCCCTCCTGCAGGGGATAGGAGTGCTGATCCAGACATGGCTGAGTCTCGTCCAGACAAACTGGTCGATCGCATGGACGATCATCTCCGGCGTCCTCACCACCGCATGGAACATGATGATCGCCTATCTCGGCCCCGTCCTCACCGGATTGGGAACCCTGATCAGCTCCGCGCTCTCGGTCATCCAGATCGCATGGTCGACCGGATGGGAAGTCATCTCGACGGTGGCCACCACCGTGTGGGACATCATCAGCACCACCATCGGCACTGCGATCAGCGTCATCCGGACGGTGATCTCGACCGCATTGAACGTGATCAGCACCGTCTGGAGCACCGCGTGGACCGTCATCAAGACAGTGCTCGTCACCATCTGGAATCAGATCTCCACGGTCGTCTCCACCGTGCTTAACGTCATCGCCGGCATCATCCGAACTGTCACCGCGATTATCAAGGGCGACTGGCAGGGAGCGTGGAACAACATCAAGGGCATCGGCCAGACCATCTGGAACGGCATCAAGTCACTGATCGGGACCACGATCAACGGCATCGCAGGCGTCATCAAGAGCGTTCTCCACGGCATCAGCAGCGCGTGGAACGCGGCGTGGAACGGCATCAAGGGTGTCGCTCTGAGCCTCTGGAATGGAATAAAGGGAGTCATCGGCAGCGCCATCAACGGAGTCGCGGGCGTCATCAAGAGCGTTCTCCACGGCATCAGCAGCGCGTGGAACGCGGCGTGGAACGGCATCAAGGGATTCGTCGTCGGAATCTTCAACGGCATCAGGGGCGCGGTCTCCGCCGGAGTGAACGGACTCATGAGCATCATCGGCGGAATCAAGGGAAAGATCACCGGGTTCTTCTCTGGTGCCGGCAGCTGGCTGCTTGGCGCTGGAAAGGCGATCGTCGGCGGGCTCATCAACGGCATCAAGAACATGATCGGTGCCGCCAAGAACGCCATCGGCGGAGTCATGAGCGGCATCAGCAAGCTGATCCCCCATTCCCCCGCGAAGGAAGGACCCTTCAGCGGCCGGGGCTGGACGCTGTATTCGGGCCGGGCAATTGTCGACGGCATGGCCCAGGGCATGAGCCAGCGCCAGAGCAACCTCACGAGCACGCTCGATTCCATCATGAGCGATGCACACAAGCAGGTCAGCGGCCTCAACAGCGATCTCTCCGCACAGGTATCCGGTGGATTCTCCGCGCAGATGACCTCTTCGGGAACTGAGTCCACCGATGACACCCTCGCGCGAATCCTCGCGTATCTGCAGGGCGAGCTCGGCAACGACATTGCGTCGAACGCTCCACGGTTTCCTGATTCTCGGACTTTCGGAAGGTTGGTGAGGGCGAATGCTTGAACTCGAGTATGAGGCCGGGGTCACGGGTGAACGCATCGGATTGGACGGGCCAGATCTCTTCGTGGGGTATGCGCTCGACCTGCATAGTAGCGAATGGTCATACGAGCTGGGTGCTTCGGCGCTCGGCTCTGTGGCCCGCAAAGCACGCGAAGGGAAACTCACGCTGCAGTCCACGTCCGATGAGGCCGTGGACGCCGCACGCAGAGTCTTCGACCGCGATGTGGCCAAGAATCAGCCAGGAAAGCTCTGGTATCGCAACGAGCTCTTCCAGCGATGCTTTCTCACGAAGGCGGAAGCATCGACCGTCGCTGGACGTTTCAAGACGCTTGACATGACGGTGACGTGGCTGGACGGGGTGTGGCGGAAACCGGTGCTCTACAGTTTCATGCCTTCCGACATGAAGCAGAGCGCTTTCCTCGACTATGACTTCGATTATCCGTATGACTACGGGGCGTCGTCGCTCGCCGTCTCGCTGAATCCGACGAGCCTCCTGGACTCTGGCTTCCAGCTCATCATCTACGGGCAGGCTCTGAGCCCGGCCATCACGATCGCGGGCAACAACTACCAGATCAGCAACCTCACCGTGCCGTCCGGCGGATATCTGACCGTGGACTCGCTGGCGAAGAAGATCACGATGACGACGCAGGCGGGCGTCACCACGAACCAGTTCGCCAACGGTGAGCGCAGCACCGGCCTCGGCAGCGGCAATTACATTTTCCAGCCGATTCCTCCCGGTGTGCAGCCCGCCAGTTGGGATGGCGGTTTTGGTTTTGACCTCACCGTATTTGAAGAGGAGGCGGCACCACCATGGGCACAGACTCCAGTGTCATCGTCACCAGTCGCAGCGGCATAGATCAGGCCGCTCTCCTCGACCCGACCTTGGATCTGGCATATGGGAGCGATGAGAACGACTTCGAGCTGAGCTTCTTGGATCAGCTGCCGGCGGACGGTGATTTCGGCCAGGGCAGCAAATTCTATGTTGAGAACACGGAATACGGCGGCATCGTCGACAGTGTGGAATCCGCCGTCAAAGGCGGTGTCACGACCATCACCTATTTCGGACGCACTTGGTCGGGAATGCTCTCGAACAAGATCGTCAGCCCGGATGCGAACACAGACTATCTGATCGTCTCCGGGGACCTCAAGACGATCCTCACGACCATCGTCAAACGGCTTTCGCTCGATGCGCTTTTCATCGTGGATACCCTCACCAGCAATCCGACGGTCAAATTCCAGTTCGACCGGTATGTGACGGCGTGGGACGGCATCAGGAAGATGCTCACCTCGAGCAATCTGAAACTGACTCTGAAGTATCTCAAGGGGAAGGTTCATGTCAATGTCGCGCCTACACAGGATTGGACGGACGAGGTTGACAGTGATCTCTTGGATTTCACGGCCAAACGCGATTACAGGATTGTCAATCATCTGATCGGTCTCGGCCAGGGCGAGCTGAGAGCTCGCGCCATCAGCCATTGGTATGCGGATGCTGCCGGCAAGGTCTCGCAGAAGCAGTCGCTTTTCGGCGTGGACGAGGTGTGCGCCACCTACGACTACTCGAACGCCGGCGCGGACGAATTGGCGACGGAGACTCAGAAGAAGCTCACGGAGCTACAGTCTCAGGGCAGCATCGACGTCACGTTGCATGATGGTCATGTTTTCGATCTGGGAGACACGGTTTCGGCCAGGGACAACACGACCGGCCTCAAAGTCTCCGCCACGGTGACGAAGAAGATCGTCAAGATCGATGGAGGCTTCCTCAGCGTCTCATATGAAGTCGGCAACGAGACCAGCTCGAGCACGTCGCTCTCGGGCACTGCGGAAGCAACGGTCGGCGGCCACGTCTACTACGCGGGTGCCGGCATCACCCTTGCTGATTACACCTTCAGCGCGGAGGTCAGCAAATCCGATCTGACGGCGATCCAGACCACTGTCACCACGGCCAACAAAACCGTCAGCGACATGAGCGCCACAGTGGGCAGCCTCAGCGATACCGCCACCGCCCACGGAACTGCGATCACCAAGGCACAGTCCACTGCAGATGCCGCGACGAAGACCGCCGGCAGCGCAGTGCAGACGGTCACGGGCACAGCTCCCCTCGCGGCCACCCGCACCAACAATGACGTCACGCTCTCAGTCTCCACTGCATCTGGAACGACGGCCGGCCTCATGAGCGCAAGCGACAAGACGAAGCTCGACGGCATCGAGGCCAAAGCCAACGCCTACACGCTGCCGACAGCAACACCCGAATCTCTCGGCGGTGTGAAACCGGACGGCAAGACCATCACCATCGACGCGACCGGCACCATCACGGCGCACGGCGAATCCGAAGCCGCAGGCTTCCTCGCCGCATGGCCCATAGGCAGCATCTACGAAACAACTCAATCCACCAATCCCGGTGACGCATATGGCGGCACCTGGACCCAACTGCCCTCTCTCGGGGGCTTCCTCTGGAAAAGGACGGCATAATGACAGTCGAACTCGTAACCGGTTTCGCCGGCGAACCACACGTCAGCAGCGATGACATCGGAAACTTCCAGGCAGGCGTCTACGCGCAAGGCACCTACGTTCTCTCACTCGGACAGAATCCCCTCCAGTGCACGCTCAAGGACGCCAACACCGTCACAGTGAACACGGGATCACTGATCTTCAATGGACGCTTCGTGCGCATTGTGTCCGAAACGGTGACGCTCGAGGCCGGCACACAGGGGCAGAAGCGCAACGACCTCATCGTCATCCGCTATACGAAGGACGCCTCCACCGGAGTGGAAACCGCCGCGCTCGCCGTCGTCAAAGGAGCAAACACCACGGGGACCCCGGCTGACCCGGCAATAGCCACCGCCACAATCCTCTCCGGAGCAACAACGTCTGAAGCAGTCATCGCACGAGTCACGATCGACGGACTCACCCCCGCCACACCGGTCATGGTGGTACAGACGATGCGCGCCGCCAAGACCGTCGACAACGAGAGCGCAAAGAACAAAACCGATATTGCTTATCTGCAGACATCGGTGAAAACAAACATCACCAACATTGCTGCCAACAAGACCGCTGCCGCCAAAGCACAGTCCACTGCAACTGCCGCTCAGTCCACCGCGAACACTGCAAACTCGTCCATTGCGTCGGTCAAGAATCTGACGACCACCGCTCAGTCAACTGCCAACGCTGCGAAGACTGCGGCTGCTACGGCGCAGTCAGGTGTCAACACGAACAAGGCCGCGCTCAACGGGACAGGAACACTGACCGCTGTCAGTCCATTCCAGGTCGCAAGCGATGTCAAGACCCTCTACGCGACGAAAATCGGCAGGATGTGCTTCCTCAATGGCCGCCTGGTGAACAATGGTGGTGACATCAAGCTCACCACATGGGGTGCGGGAGTCAAGATCGCCACCTGCAGCCTTCACCCGAAACAGACCGCAGGCTTCACTGCGCAAGGCAACGTCGCCAACGACGTCAGCTTTATCGACGTTCACACAGATGGGAGCATCTGGTACCGAGTACACACCGCGCACACCTGGGCCAACGGCAGATATGTCGACCTCGACGGTATTTTCTTCGTTTGCGCCTGAGGAGCCACGTTGCATCTGCTTCTCAATGACATTCTCTCCGGCATGGGAGGCGGAGCCGGCGTCATCGCCCTGCTCGGCCTCATCATCAAACTCTTCCCAGGCGCATGGCACAGGTTCTGCGTCGCCGTCGCCGCCGGAGTGATCCTCTCCAAACTGCCCTCCGACTCCGAAATCGCAAAACTCGTCGCACAGGTCAGCACAGAGGACGAATACCACCGCAAATTCGACGAACGCATGGACGAAGTGCAGAAAGACCAGATCAAACCCGTCATCATGCAGCTCATCGGGCTCCCCGGCGACCACAGCAAGGAAGTCGCCTACGAACTCGACAAACTCGAGGAACTCGGTGCAGACTGCTGGATCAGTCTCAGCGTCGGCAATGGACAGGCCGTGTCCTGGCTGTCCAATCCCTCCGTCGAGGAGAACGTGAACTTGATCGGCTACGCCGGAGCCCGTGGTTTCGCGATCGGCGACTTCACAACGGAGAGCAGCATCACGTGGAGCGCCATGTGGAGCGGGGCTTTCAGACTCCGCTCGGGAGTCAGCCTCACCATCACGCGTCTCGTCTGAGTCTCATCACATTTCAATCAAGGAGCAGTCTTGGGTCCTCAAATCTTCACCGTCGAATTCGAGCAGCAGCTCATCATCACTGTGCTGACGCTGGTGCTCGGCGGTGGCGGTGGTATCGCCATCTGGCTGGGCAAAAGGCGATCGAAGAAGCAGCAGGCGGCGGACACTGCGACTGTCGACGCCGACAATGCGAAGGACTTGAGCGACGCCTACAGGACTCTTGTGGAGTCGCAGGTGAATCTCCTCGTCAAGCCCTTGAAGGAGCAGGTGGCGAAGGATCACGAGCAGATCGAGCATCTGGAACAGCAGCAGAAGAAGCTCTTCGCCGCCACACGGTACGGGCGCGAGCTCGGTCATTGGCTGGCCGACACCTGCGGCTTCTTCCCGCCCGAATGGCTCAAGACCCATCCCAAGCCCCACTTGCCGGACATTCTGAGAGAGGACTTCGGTGACCTCACATGAGATTTCTTGAGGCTTTTCTCCGCGTGGTGATGGCTGTGACGTGGCTCCTGCTCGTCATCACGGCTCTTTTCGTGCTTTTCTGCATTCCTTTTCTCCTTCTCATGGGTGTCGGCTGGCTCGCGCAGCTCATGCCCGTTTTTCATCTCTCATAGCTTCTGAAAGGAGTACATAAATTGAAGAATTGGACCACCCTCACCGCTGATGAGAACCGGATTCTCAGCAAGCACTTCTCAAGCGGCCGTCAGGGCCACAAGATCCGGTATGTGGTCGTGCACCACAATGCCGGCAACCTCACCATTCCGGGTTGCTATTCGGTGTGGCAGACTCGTCAGGCGTCGGCGCATTATCAAGTCGATGCTGCTGGGCGCATCGGCCAGTTGGTGTGGGACAAGGACACCGCATGGCATGCCGGCAACTGGGTCGCGAACTGCGAGTCAATCGGCATCGAGCACGCCGACATTTCCAGCAGTCCGTGGAAGGTTTCCGAAGCGACTTTGGATAATGGCGCGCACCTGGTGGCTGCGATCTGCAAATACTACGGGCTCGGCCGTCCCTCTTGGGGAAAGAATGTTTTCCCGCATGCGCACTTCCAGGCCACCGCCTGCCCCGCCTCCCTCAACGGAAGCCAGCAGGCCGCTTACATCGCACGCGCTCAGAAGTGGTACGACTCCGTGACCGGAACCACCGTGAAAACCTCGGTCAAGGCCACGACGCGCAAGGCCGCGAAGAAGGTCGGGACGCTCGCCGTGGACGGCTACTGCGGCCAGTCCACCATCAGTAAGTGGCAGCAGGTCATGGGCACCACGGTCGATGGCATCGTCTCCGGACAGGTCAAGCCCTCTGGGAACTGGGGGCGGCCGAATCTGGTGACCGCTTTCGTCCGATACGACTCGGGCACTGGAAGCAACCTCATCAGGGCCGTGCAGAAACAGCTTGGTCAAAGCCAGGACGGCTTGCTCGGCCCCGGCACGATCCGAGCGATTCAGAAGCATCTGGGCGTCTCACAAGACTCGTATTTCGGCCCCGGCACCGTCAAGGCCCTGCAGAAGCGCCTCAACGACAACAAATTCTAAGGAGAAAAACAATGGAAGAAAACACTGAAGACACCATCATCGGTGAGGATGTGCTCGAAGACACCGACGAAATGGGACAGGGATACAAACCCACCTTCAACACCACTGTGCGCACCGTGGTCTACGTCGCCGGCCTGATCGCCTCCGTCGTCGGCCTTGGATTCCTCACCTTCGGCGATGCCTCCGTTTCGGCTTTCATCAGCACGGCCGCAGGCGTCGTCACTGGTGGCTTCGGAGTGGTCTACAACCCCACCCGATTGGCAGCCAAATAGCATGTGACATTGGTATGCAAATGGACTCATTCGCAAAAGCCCCTTGCTCCCCCGCTGAACTGCGCCCCATTTGTTGGACTGAGAATTAAGTTCGATGAATGGAGGTGCGATTCACCGCCGGAGTAAGGGGCTTTTTCTCGTTTCAGATGAAAACCGAAGGCCAGAAGCTATCATGCAGGCATGAGTGAAAAGGAATCGTCAGCAGGAGAAACCAGACACGAGAAGGCACGGCCGTCACACGACCCCGAACTGAGGTTCCTCAGGCTGAAGGGTTTCCTGATCGACACACGTTCGCATGACAGTGTCCCAGCGCGACGAGAGGAAGCACGCAGAGATCTCGAAACTCTCACGCCGGAATCCAGTGACGCGCAGATTCGTTCTCTGGAACGCAAATGGCACCGATAGAGTCACTCGAAGACAATGAATCCGTAATGACTTCCGAGAGGCACAACATGCATGTGTGTCAACAACTCGGCTTCGATCTCGTCGTCGGTTGCTTCAGGGTCTAGCATCATGGTCCAAGTGTGGCAGAGGATCCAGAATCCTGCAGAAACCAGCCTTGATTTTGTGGACAAGTGGATAAGTGCTCGAATCATGCGGTTTAGGGGCCTCCTAGAATCCCACGAAAAACCCACAGAAAACCCACAAGAAGCTCAAAAACACTAAATTTACGTGAGATACGCGATAATCGAGAAAGTGCCGAAATGCGAAGCGGGAGTAGGTCTCATTGGCTGAAACCTACTCCCGCTTGAACCGCTAAATGGTCGGGCCGGCGGGATTTGAACCCGCGACCCCTTGACCCCCAGTCAAGTGCGCTACCAAGCTGCGCTACGGCCCGACGAATGCTCACAAGAAGGGGTAAAACCACCTTCTGCAAACACCTTGTATAAGATAGCACGCCCACTCGATTGTCAGCGCGCGGGCGTGCCGCGAAAATCTCACACCGCCGTGTATCCACCATCCGCCATAAGAACGGATCCTGTCACATAGCTCGCATCATCAGAGGCGAGGAATCCGATGACAGCGGCGATTTCGTCTGGCTGTGCAAGGCGTCCAATTGGCTCCCTGCTCACCATGACGGAACGCACGTCTTCGGGAAGGCTCGCCAGCAAGGGTGTATTGATGTAGCCGGGGGCAACGGCGTTTACTCGAATGCCGAGCGGTCCGTATGTTGCGCCGAGCGATCTCGAGAGATTTGCCACTGCCGCCTTTGCCGCCGAATACGCTGTGCTGTTGGCCTGCCCCACAACGCCAAGGATGGAAGAGACGTTGATGACGGAACCATGGCCTCGTTTCATCATCTTTCCGAGCGCATACTTGTCGCAGAGAACTGTTCCACGCAAATCGATGCCGAGTACTCTGTCCCAATCCTTCATATCCATCTCGTGCAGCAAGCCCTTGGCCTCTGACACGCCTGCGTTTGCTACAAGGACGTCGAGAGTGTCGTCTCGGTCGCCAATATCCATCAGATCCGCCACAGATTCCTCA